GCGTGGTACAAAGGATTTGCTAGTGAACTGCTAGGAGTAGACATATCTCAACGCGTGGCACTTACTAATTTAGTTCTTCAGGCTAACCGCTATTCAGCAAATAGAGAACCAGAACAAGTAATAGTTCAAGCTCTAACTGGTCCCGCTGGTAGCGTTCTCCTTCAGAATTACAAAGGGTTTGAGGAAGCCATTAGTGGCGATGGCCCAGACAGCTTACGCCGTGGTATAGAACGAATGACCCCCGCTGCAATTAAGAACGGGTTAAAAGCTGCTAGGTATAGTGAGGATGATGGCGTATTGACTCGTCGGAAAGACCCCATACTAGAAGACATTACAGTAGGACAGCTATTTGCACAGGTTGCTGGTTTTGCGCCTAGTGACTATACAAAGAACCAAGAAGAAGCCAGAAACATTAAACGTATTGACACTGCTCTTAGGACAACTCGTAGTAAACTCCTTAGAAAAAATAATTTAGCCTATTTTTATGGAGACGCTGAAGAACAAGCATTAGTAAGAAAAGAGATTGAAGCGTATAACAAACGTGTTAGTGAGAACTTCCCTAAAGCAAGAATTAAGATGAGCACTCTAGGTAGGTCACGGCGTGCTTTTAGAAGACAGACCAGAAAAATGGTCAACGGAGTTCAATTAAGTGAAAACGTACGGCGTTCATTAATAGAGTATATGGACGATCAAACCGCGATCATTGCAGATTTTGAGGGTTAGTCGATGAGCGAATTAGAATCTCACGAAAGAGAGTGTGCTTTAAGATTTAAAAGCATAGAAGAAAGATTAGAGCGAGGCTCTGCTCGGATGGATCGTTTGGAACATGCAATATGGGGGGTGTATCCATTCATACTAGCATCAGTATTTTTGGCAAGGTATTTGTGATTGTTGGGCGAAGTTGCAGCCGTACTTTCCGCACTATCGGCCCTTAACAGTGGAATCGCGACCCTCAAAGAAGGCAAGGGGAATCTTGATAGCATTGTCGGTAAATGGGCAGAAGCAGACGAACAGTATAGAGATGTAGAAAAAAATAAAGCTGGCGCAATGTCGTACAAAGACGCGCTTAAAATGGAGTCAGCAAAACGTCAACTTGCTAATTTCGATCAACAGCTTAAAGACGTTTGTATGATGCAGGGGCAATACGATTTGTATACCAGCATCAAGAAACGAATGGAGGAAAGTAGATACGCACATGAGAAAGAACTCAGGTTAATTAAGATTAGAAAAGCTGAGTTTAAAAAAACAATGAAGTTAATTGGCACGGCTGTTTTTGCTTGGGCTTTCTTTATGGTCTTTTTGTTTGCTGCCATTTGGGTTTATCGCCAACCGTGACTATGGCGTTTTTGCTAGTAGTGATGGTGGATGGAGAATTAGTAAGTACTAACGATATGTTGTTTGAGGATGTGTATAGATGCAATCAGTTTGCCAAAGCCATAGAGCGAGGTGAGTCAGGGCCAGATAAGCAGTCTTACATATGGCAAAAAGATATATCCGCTTACTGTCTACCAAAAATGGTTAGAGAAAACACGTTTTTATTTAAGTGAGGATACTATGAAAATTTTAATTGTTGCGTCACTCTTATTACTTCAAGGCTGTGGGTCAGTTGTGCTGTGTGGAGAAAGAACTTATGAGTTTGAAGTGCCAAGCACAATACCTTTTGTTAGTGGGTCATTCAAGGTAAAAAGAAGTTCAGACCATGTAGACTGTCAGAGAGATCCAGAAGACAGAGCAGTAGACAATGACTAGCCATCAGAAACTAAGTGAGATTTGCGAAGAGTCCTATTCTACTGTTGATTTTGAAGAGGCCAACATTGAGGTTCTTGTAAGAGATAACGTCTTTGCTTTTCGCGGTACTGATGAGCCAAAGGATGCGATAAGAGATATGCGTATCTTGCCTTTATGGACACGAGAATTAGGTTGGTGCCCAGCAGGGTTCTTAAAAGCATCAAGACGGTTAGTCAATAAAGTGACTAGCGTATGCCTAGAAAGAGACATTGACCATAAGAATATTGTCCTAACGGGACATTCTTTAGGCGGTGCAGTAGCTCTTATTGTAGGAGCTTTGATGGTCAGGGATGAGATACCACCTTCTCAAATCGTTACTTTTGGTGCACCAAGATGTGGGCGATTAAAAATATTAGACACAGTTAGCGTCAATCAATACAGGCACGGCAAAGATATAGTGCCTATGATCCCTCCGCTGATGCGACGACACAACAAACTCATTCAGGTAGGTAATCCAAAGAGCTTGATAAAAGATCACTTTATGTTGAATTATGTCAAAATGAAAAAGCCAGAGAACGCTAATGAGTCCTAAGAAATTAGAACCAAATTCTAGTTACGGACGGTATGATACTGATGGTGATGGCGTAGTGAGCGACGACGAATTAGCAATCAGTGCTCAACTACAAGAGTTAGAAATGTTGCATGAGAAGAATGTCGCACAACGACATATGGTTTGGTTCGCGCTGTGGGGGCTTTTGTTGTACCCGTCTGGCGTAGCAGCCTGTTCGTTTCTAGGGTTGAATGATGCAGCGGCTTTGCTAAGCGATATGGCAAATATGTACTTTCTTGCTACAGGAGGCGTAGTCAGCGTATTCTTTGGTAGTCAAGTATACGAAGGGAGAAACAAATGATTGAACTGGCCTTCGGTTTTATAATTGGTTATTTTATTGGGAAATTAGCTAAATGACCGTAGACGTTAAACAGGTTTATCAAGAGATATCTTCAGATGAAGGCAAAGTTCTACATAAGTATTTGTGTTCAGAAGGTCACCCAACAATCGGCATTGGGCATAAGGTACTACCAGAGCTAGACGTAGAAGAAGTTTTGTCAGTTTATGGCCCTTACGATAAAGACGTACCGAAAGAACAAACCATTAGCGAAGGTCGATGCTATGAGTTGTTTCGAGGAGACGTTCAAGTAGCTATTGGTGGGTGCCAAAAGATTTACGATAACTGGGAAGAACTGCCAGAAGAGATGCAACATGTGTTGGTCAATATGTGTTTTCAGTTAGGTCAAGGTGGATTGAGTAAGTTTAAAAACTTCAGGGCTGCTATCGAAAACTCTGAGTGGCAAAGGGCTTCAGAAGAGATGCTTGATTCACGTTGGGCAAGTCAAACGCCTGAACGAGCACAACGCTTATCAAAACGTGTAGCAGCTTTAGAAGATTAAGGTTCCCCCTCCGAAGAGGGGGGTTGCTCTGGAGAGCAGGAGAACAGGGACGATATACAAGAGGAAGAATACAGCGTACCTGTTGGACGAAATATATCACATAATTCTCCAAATGCGAACTCCGTACTTACCTTTACTAATACCTATTCTAGCATCTATATACCAACCTCTACTTGAGGCTATCTTTTCAAACTCTTCTACTGCTTTTAGTGCATCTAAACAAGGGACAAAAACTGACATCCCTACTCCTATTACATCCCACGGAACGACAATCCTTATCCCATCAGGACATAGATCAAACGTCCGTACTACCCCCCGTTCCATTAGTGCTCCCTTCTTTGAAATCTAATACCCAAACCATCATCGGGTTAATTTTAAACAACGTACCTTTAGCTAGCCGTACACTCTCCTGCCTAGCCCCCATCTTGGTCTTTAGGTCAGCAGTAAACTGCGCGTAGTTGATCTGTTGCTTACCACACCATTTCCGAAACGGTTTCGGTACTAAAAAGAGTTTCTTAGTATCTGTCTCATAACGTGCAACCAGTTGCCCACGTGGTGTCAATTCAGGTTGTACTAAGGAGTCTGCCCCTGCCATAGATGACCTAGCATCGGCTGTAGACTTGATTCGTAAGATACTATTGTAGTTTTCAGCTAAATACTCGTTGAGAGTTTGGTCTAGAGTAACAGCCATTGCTGCGGAGTATCCCTTGTTATCTGCCAACACCCCTTCAATCCAAGTTGTAATCTTAGGTATGCTATAACCTATTAATCCTAGCTTATTAGCAATGATAGCCCCTGTAATTGTAGCTGCCGCTCCCGCTGACCAAAAACGATTCTCTGATTTTAACCCTACTTTCCTATCTAAGTTCGCCTGTACTTCTTTTAAAAGAAACCTAACTGCATCAATATTCTTAAGTATGTATTGCACAAATTTAACTCCTGCATGTCCATGATGTAATTCTAATTGATCTGTAAACTCGTCAGTCTCTGCTTTTGTATCTGAGCTAGTGAACAGTTTATCAACCTGTACTTCTAATATGCGTTGAGCTTCCGCGCTTGGGTTTTCTTTCTTCAACCGTATGCGTTCGATCATACTGGTGTTCCCAGTAGTAACCGCAAGTAGACTCCACGGTTCTCCGCGAGGGCGTTCTGCATTAGCTCCACTCACCATCCTTGCACGCTGTTTACCAGACGTAAATTGATAGGCTAAGTTA